TATATGAATAAGTTTACATCCACATGGGCTGTGGTTGTGAGTGTGGTTATATTATTAGGATTGAAAGTATATAATCCCTTGCCCCTACAAACCCTAGAGTTAAAAACATTTGATCTATACCAGAAGTTTGGTAATCATTACGAGTCTAAAAGTCTTGTAATGTTAGATATATCAGATAAGGCATTGACGAAAGAAGGGCAATGGCCGTGGAAAAGAGATAAACTAGGTCGTGCAATCGTCAACGCATATCGAAACGGTGCAGCGTTAGTCTTTCTGAATGTAGTATTTGTACACAAAGATAGACTTGGTGGTGATGATATGTTTTTGAAGATGATCTCTAAGTACCCTATCATATTAACTGAAACAAGTCAAGCAAAAAATATAGTAAGTATAAATCGAAAAGCATTAGCAGTAGGTAACGTAGAAGTACCTATTGATGTTGATGGTACAATACGAAAGTTACCGCTTGACAAATCTGTACCAAGTGTTATACTGAACATCATAAAGTTTCCTATACCAGATCAGAAAGACATATGGATTGATTTTAGGCATGATATACCTAGAATAGATTATGCAGATAAAGATTGGTCTTCTATGAAAGGTAAGATAGTTTTTATCGGTACAACCTTTCAAGGTTCTACTTTTGTTCTCACACCGAATGGTCTCAAAAATACACACGAGATAATGGCATTGTCAACAGAAACATTGCTATCAGGCAAGTTCATAACAAGACCTGATTGGGCATTGTATGTTGAATTTGCAGTAATGATTATAGGTATGGCTACATTCTTATTGTTAATACCTAGACTTGGTATACTCATGTCACTTGTGCCGTTCATACTATACAATACTTTCATCATCTTGTCAAGCTTTTATTTGTTCAACACATATTTGTGCTTGACAAACTGGTCTTATCCTGTTATAATAGGTTTCATAGTTTTCTCTCACTTGATATACAATAACTTTATCAGAGAGAATAAATTGAAGTTGCAGATTAAGAAACAGTTTGAGCATTATCTATCACCTGATATGGTCAAGAAGTTGCAAGACAACCCTAGTCTATTGAAACTAGGTGGCGAAACGAGAGAGTTGACTTTTCTATTCTGTGATATAAGAGGGTTTACTCCTATCTCAGAAAAATATAAGAAAGACCCACAAGGATTAACAAGACTTATAAATTCATTTCTAACACCCATGACAGATATCATATTAAAATCAGGTGGCACGATTGACAAGTACATGGGAGATTGTATCATGGCGTTCTGGAATGCACCACTAGACTGTGCCGATCATCAAAAGAAAGCCATACTCGTAGCAAAAGATATGAGAGAGAGAATGAAGAAGTTAGACTTAGGTTTTAAGATAGGTATTGGTATTAATAGTGGTACTGCTGTTGTAGGTAATATGGGTAGTGACCAAAGATTTGACTATTCAGTATTGGGTGACGCAGTTAATCTGGCAAGTAGATTAGAAGGCCAGAGTAAAGATTTTAACACTACAATTGTAATAGGTGAAGACACATACAAAGACGCAGAGGAATTACATAAGAGAATGTACAAATTAGGTAGTGTAACCGTCAAGGGTAAATCAAATAAGGTTAAGATATACTCAATTAAATGATATAAATAGTAGTATGGCAACAGTATTTGATAAGATATTAGACACTACAACAGGTCCTAAATCATATGACTGGTACAGAAAAAAAGTAGCAGCAATGACAACACCTGGTGCAAAAAGTTTAATTAGAAAAGGTAAGGCAACATTAAGACCTAAGTATGGTATTATGAATCTTTTTGGTTATGACCCTAAACACAAAGATAGACTACCTTACTATGATACGTTTCCTTTGATACTACCTTTAGAACCAGCAAAAGGTGGTTTTATAGGACTAAACTTTCATTACCTACCACCTCTTGCAAGAGTGGCTTTTTTAAGAAGTCTAGCAGGGGATGCTAGTGATAAAAGATTTGATAAGAAAACTAGATATAATATTCCTTGGCGAAATAATAGTTATATGAAAAAGACAGCAAAACATTATTTGTTCAATCATGTAAGAACATCATTTTTGAACATACCAGCAGATGAAATGGCGATTGCAATATTTCTACCTGTGGCAAGATTTAAAAAAGGAAGTCCGTACTAATGGCAATTTTTAGAGCAGGTAAAAGAGTAGGACCTTTTGACATACGAGGTGGTATATCAAGAGGTGATTATAAATCTAGTGCTTATCACAAGACAGATAGGGATCCTAGATTTAAAATGCAGGCTAATACCGAGAACACTATTGGTCGTTTCAGAGCGGCGATGAATTCAGCAGAAGGATTTGCTAGACCATCAAGATTTGCAGTAAGAATATTTCCACCTTCAAGTTTAAATCAAATGATTAAAAGTCAAAACGCTGTGACGAATAGAGAAGGTGTGACTTATGATAATGAAATGTATGGTGGCGAAGGTCAAGTTAAATTTAATGCTAGTGGTAGACATCTAAATCAATTAACACAAACTATCGGAAGACAAGTTAATATTATGTGTGATACTGTCACAATGCCTGGTGTAGATTTACAGACTCAACAAGTACAGTATGGATCAGAACCTGAAAGAAATCAAGTCACATCACACGGATTTGCTGGTAATATAACAGCAACTTTTTATGCAGATAAATATTTAAGAGAAAGACAATTTTTTGAATTATGGCAAAAACACGCTGTTAATACTATTTCACACAAAGCAAACTATTATGATAATTATATTGGTAAAATGCATATATACCAATTAGGTGCAGATAGTGAAGTTGATAGAGATATGCCAACCTATGCCATTGAGGCAGTTGACGTGTATCCTGAAAAGATAGCTGCAGTAGATTATAGTTATGCTTCAACTAATCAGGTTCAAAAAATAACTATTGAGTTCTCATATAAACAATGGTTTAATATGGGTCAAGAGAGTACAAGAGGATTAGAATTTGGCCATGCTATGCAAACAGCGGCTGATGTTAAGGCAAGAAACCCAGGACTATTTGGTATGTTACCACCTGAATTACAAAGAGCAGGTAGAGATATATTTCAACAAGGGCGAACAGTACTTAACCCGATAGGACGAATATTTAAGGGGAAAGTTTTCCCACCATTTACATAATTTTATATAATAAGGAGGATAAATTATGGCGTTACCTAAACTGACAACTCCAACATATGAGTTGGAAATACCATCAACGGATGAAAAAGTCAAGTATCGACCGTTTTTAGTAAAAGAAGAAAAGATACTTATGATGGCTATGGAGAGTAAAGCAAGTGCTGATATCACCCAGGCTGTAAAAGATATTGTTAAAGAATGTACATTTGACAAAGTAAATATAGACAATATGCCTATGTTTGATGTTGAGTATATATTCTTAAATATTAGATCAAAGTCTGTCGGTGAAGTTTCTAAATTGAAACTATTATGCCCAGATGATGGTAAGACTTATGCTGATGTAGAGTTAAACTTAAATGAGGTCAAAGTTCAAGTAGGCGATGACCATACTAATAAGATTGATTTAGGTAATGATATGGGTATGATTATGAAGTATCCTACTATTGACTCTTTTAGTGAGAGTGGTATCAGGGACATTAACCCTAGTAATATGCTAGAAGTTATAAGTACTTGTATTCTACAAATCTTTGAGAAAAAAGGTGAGAAAGTTTATGATACAAAAGATCAGACTAAAAAAGAAGTTACGGATTTTATTGAACAACTAAACACTAAACAGTTCAAAGATGTTCAAAAGTTTTTTGAAACTATGCCTAAATTAAAGCATACTATCAAAATTAAGAATCCGAAGACTAAGAAAGAGAGTGAGATAACGCTGACAGGACTCAACGATTTTTTCGGGTAGCCCTTTCACATGATAGTTTAGAGAATTTTTATAGTACAAACTTCTCTCTAATGCAACATCATAATTATTCTCTCTCTGATTTAGAGAATATGCTACCTTGGGAAAGGGAAATATATGTAGATATGTTAATCACATATATTAAGGAAGAGAACGAAAAAGAACAACGAAGACAACAACAAGGAAAATAAGATGGATTTTAATGACGATGGCAAGATAAGTTTTTGGGAAATGTTCCCATATTGGTTTGATAAGTTAAGAATATTCCCAAGAGTATTCATATCGGTCTACATCTATATGTTCTATAATGTAGCAAATTGGTTTATGTTATTACCTGAACCTAACAACGCACAGGCAGGTCTAGTATCTGTTGTAGTAGGTGCTGGGGCAGCATGGTTTGGTTTATATGTAAATTCAACAGGCAAAAGTGTTGAAACAGTAAAGTATAACGAGAAGATTGTTAAATCAACAAAGAAGAATCAAATAGGATAATATGTCAGCATTAGGAGCATTAACATTACCGTCAGTATCATATTCATTTGACAACAAAGGTACAGCAATGGTACCTGTGACAGCAGGTCGAAGTGATAAAGTATTAGGCAAGATAGAGGTTACATCGCCTATTCAACAGATGAGCGAGTTCTTTGCAGGTATTGATAAGAGTCTTATTAATCTAGTAGAGTTTGCTAAGAAATCATTTAGTTTAGAAGAAAAAGATGCTCAAAGAGAAGGTTTACAAAGACAAGACACAGATGATAAACCAACAGTTGAAGGTGATAATAAAAGTATGCTTGATTCTTTGAAAGAGTCATTTGATTCTTTAGGTGACGCTTTTGGTAATGTAAGTATAGGTGAGAAGTTAGGGGCAGCATTGTTAGTTGGTTCTTTACTTTTATTTCAACAAGTTCAAGGTGCTCTTGTTAAAGTTCTTACACCTGTTATAGCTGGCGTTAAAAAACTAGTAGAAATATTTGGTTTTGATGGTGTATTCTTAACATTTTTAGGTATTATTACAGCGATTAAATTCACACCTCTTATAACAGGTGCATTTGCAACTGCTAAAATATTAGGACCTGGTATATGGAAAGGTGTTGGTATTGCATTTAAGGCTGTCAACTTTGCAGTTGGTGGTTTACTTACTGGTGCTAAATTTGCTTTGAAGGCCTTAGGTGGCGGGTTCAAGTTATTATTTGATGGAATAGGTCTTGCATTTAAAGGTATAAAAATAGGTCTAGTTGCTATGAGAACAAGTTTAATACCAATAGCAGCAGGTTTTGTGATACCTATCGCAATCGCAGCAGCTATAGGTGCGGTATTGTTTAGTTTGAAATCAAGTATTGAAGTATTTAAAGCAGCAATTGATGATGGTGATAGTGTTATGTCAGCACTAGTTAAGGCAGGTAAAGATTTCTTTGCTACACTATATACATTACCATTTACATTAATAAAAAATGTAGTAAGTTATTTTGCAGGTATGTTTGGTTTTGATAATTTCAAAGAAAAATTAGATAGTATTGACCTTAAACAAGGATTCATTGATATTATAACAAGCTTTGTAGATAAAGTCAAGGGGTTTTTTGCAGCCATATTTGATTTTGATATTAAAGGTATCATAGACAGAATAGGTAACATAGGTTCACAGATAGCAAATACATTAAAAGGTATAGCAAAAGGTGCAGTCGCAATGGTAGCAGCCGCAGTACCTGGTGGTGAAAGTCCTACTGAAGCATTTACAAGAGTATATAATGAAGTTTTAAATACAGGTGAAGGAGTTGTTAAGAATGAAGCAGCAGAGATTGCTAGTAAACCTTTAGTTGAAGATGGTGCAATGGCAGCTGCAAAAGCAGCCATGACAACAAATGAGTCATACATTACAAACGACACCACATTTAATAACACAACAAATATGATGAAAGAGAAAATCATTGAGTTGATGAAAATACAATTAGAGAAAACACAAATTGAACAAGAGAGTAAATCAAGTGCACCTATTCTGGTTAACAATTCAAAAGGTGGTGACACTAACGTTAATAACAATACAACAAATGTAAGTGGTGAATTGGCAGTAGAGCATAGTGACCCTACATCAAGATTAATTAATAATGCAATTGCATAACAATATATTAAAAAGGAGATAATTATGGATTTAGATTTCGCAGCACAATTAATGAAACTTTGGCCTATCTTTTTAGGTTTCATAACACTAGTGATAGTACTTGCAAAAATGCACGCTACAATACAAGTGTTAGAAGAAAAAGTAAAAGTCGCATTTCAATTAATAAATAAGTTAAGTGATAAAAAGTAAACTATTCGAGGCGACATGGTTCGTATTGAGTTGGATTATGTTAGGGTCAGTATTCGTTTATGAATACACAAGGATGATTATCCTTTCTGCTTTAGATGTTTTTCAGTCCATATATCGAAGATAATATTTCTATCATCACACCATTTACGAGCAGACGCAAACTTATCCCTATTCATTTGATAGGTTTTCAATTCATACAATACAGTTGATTTCTTCTTACCTTTGCCACCGACTGGTGGTCGTAGGTCTTTAGTGGGTTTGACCTCTATTAGGTGTGTTTTTAACTTGCCATCTTTATCTTTTATTTTAATTAGAAAATCAGGAAAGTACCTACGCACCTTCTTGGTCATACTGTCGTAGTAAGGTATGACAACCTCTTCACTTGCCCACCCTATTACGCTGGGATTGATATCAAAGTATTTCATACACCTACGTTCCCACATTGAACGATAGATTATATTAGTGCCATCGCCTATGTATTTGCTAGGGTTCTGTGGTGTAAATTTACCTTTGTATTTTTGTGTTCTTTCATTCATAACATATAAATAGTAATATAACTATTTAGTAGGAAAACAATGGCAAACGTATTTAGTGCATTAAACAAATTAAAAACAAACATCTTCGGTGGTCCTGGTAATACAGGTTTCACTAAGCCACCTGCTACAAGAGTGCAAGATATTGATTTACAAGAGAGTCCTACAGGTAAATTAGGATTTGATCCATTAGGTTTTAAAACTCTTTCATATCCTATGGATGTACAACAAAATTTTCAAAATGGTCATTATATGCTGTTTTATGTAAATGTACAAGACAAGACAAAATACGAGTATAA